CGCCTGGGGTCGCTGCACGCTGATCGGGCCGATCGTCTCGTAGCTCACGCCCTGCGGGTTGGCGTAGGCGCGGCCGGCCGCCGACAGGACGATCACCGAGGCGGCGTCCGGCAGGGGGGCGACGACGGCCGCGCACAGCAACACGGCCTGACGGATCATCAGGTCCGCGCGGGCACCGTCGATCTCGCCCAGACCCAGGTACAGACCGAGGTCCTCGGCCGTCGGGGCGACGAACGCCACGGGGTACCTCCGATCAGGAATGGAGGGATTCGACGGCGGCGACGAATGCCGCGAGGTCGTCGGCCGGGTCGAGTTCGGCGGAACGGGCCAGGGCGCGCCGGCTCGCGGCGCGCCAGGCCCGTTCGCCGGCGAGTTTGCGCAGCGCCGACTCCCAGCCGTCGAGGTCGTCGACGGCCACGAACGTGCCGGCCCCGCCGAGCGCTTCGCGCAGGCCGGGAGTGGGAGAGGCGACGACCGGGATGCCGGACGCCATGGCCTCGACGCCGACACGCCCCCACGACTCGTAGGTCGAGGGCATGATGACGACCCGGGAGCGGGAGTAGACGCGTTCACGCATCTCCACCGACGGCACCTGGCCGATCCGCTCCACGTTGGGCAGGTCGGTGCACGGCACCTGTTCGCCGTAAGCGCCCGCCACGGCGAGGAACCGCGTGTCGGGCATGCGGGCGGCAAGCTCCCGAAGGACCATGCCGCCCTTCTCGTAGGCACGGTTGACGAGGGTGACCATGTCGCCCGGCGTCGTCGCGTAGTCGGCGGCGACGACCGGGGGCCGGACGACGATCGCCCGGTCGGGGCGCGTCGTCCCCGGGACCGTCGTCAGGCGCCGCTCCGCCTCGCGGGCCACCCATTCGGAGTTGTAGACCGCGAGTGCGGCCTGCCCCGCGAGGAGCGTCTCCAGGGTGGGGTGCCGCGAGGTGTGCACCGGGACGATCAACGGCTTGCCCCAGCCATGCGCCAACGCCCGTGTGGGGCGCACGAGTTCGTACTGCGCAAGGAGGGCATCCGCGCCCCGCGTCGCAGCCACGAAATCCTCGGACGCCTCGAACGGAACGACGCGCACCCCGTCGAGCACATACGGGCTCGGCCTGCGGCCGTACCGCGCGAGCCACACCGACACGTCGTGCCCGCGCGCCACCAGGGCGCGCAGCATCGCGTGTGTGGCGATCTCGCCACCGGCGTTGTGGTCGGGCGGGTATTGGCCCATGCGGGCCACGATCCGCATCGGCCGCAACGCCCCCGTCACGAACCGACCGGCGTACCCGTGACCTTGACGAACGCCTCGGCGTCGCCCAGGACGAAGCCGTAGAAGGCCTCGGCGAGCAGGAGCACGAGGTTCTCCTGGAACGCGGAGTGCACGCCACCCTCCTCGTCGATGTACGTCGCCTCCTTGGAGATGCGCACCGTGACGTCCATGCCGACGCCGTAGGCAGCCTGCGACCAGTCGCCACCGATGGCCCGCAGGCCGGTGTCCGAACTGGTCGACTGCCGGCGGTACTTGCCGGACACCGCGCGGGAGTACGCGAGCTGGTCGCCGTTGAGGGTGCCTGCGGACGCGGCGTCGCGGCCCTGGGTGATCGTGTCGACGTACAGCGGGCGACCGTTGAGGTCGGTCGCGAGCTGAAGGGTCGGCTGGAGACGACGGTCCGCGGCCCAGCCGGTGAAGTCCCAGTCGTCGTCGACGACGAGCTTCGTCGCGTTGACGAGGTCCGCGTACACGCCGCCGTCGGCCTGCGTCGCCGTGTGCAGTGCGACCGACTTCGACGTCGCGGTCAGGTGCTCGCCGGAACCGAACGGGCCGGAGGCGCCCCTCATGCTCTTGCCGTGGATCGCCGCGTGATCGAACGCGCGGGCGAAGGCCGTGGGGAGGTCCTGCTGGAGCTTCGTCCACAGGCCGGCGGCGTTGGTCATCACGACCTCTTCCGAGACCGGGATCAGCACGGCGACCTTCTTGGCCGTCATGGACTTGACCTCGATGCCGCCCGAGCTGAGCGGCTTGCGCCCGGCCTGTGCCGTCCAGTCCGCGACGGGCACGTCCATGCTCACGGGGATGCTCGTGGTCGCGTCGATCGCCAGCGGAATGCGCTGCGCGAGCTGCATCACCGCCGACATCTCGACCGACTTGTCGAAGATGGGGCCGGCGAGAGTCCGGGGAAGGAGGGTCTCGTCGACATCGGAGAGCTTGAGAGGCTGCGTGACAGCCATGGAGTCCTACTTTCAGCGGCGCGTCTGCTGCGCCGCGCCTAGCCACCCGGCGAACTCGTCCGCGGGGGTGGAGGTGCGTGGATGGGTGGCGCCCGAGGCCTGCGTGCGGTCCGGAAGCGGACGGCGCGGCTCTGCGGGCGGTGCTGCCGCCGAGATGGGGGCGGCCTTCGCCAGGTGCGGCTTGCGCGCCAGGAGGTCGGCCAGGTCGGCCGCGATCCGCTCGGCGTCGACGTCGCCCTGCGCGTCGACGTAGGAGTCGAGTGCGAGGAATGCCGCGGCGTCGTCGGGGTCGGCGAAACCGCCTGCGGCGGCACGGACTTCGGCCCGCACGGTGCGGGCCTGCAGCGCCTGCGACCGCTTTTCCGAGTCGGCGAGCTGCGCCTCGAGGCGTTCCTGCGCGGAGAGCTGGGACTGCTCGAACTGCTTGACCTTCAGGGCGAGTTCGTCGCGGTCCCTGGCCTTGGTCCGGTGCGACGCGGACTCGCGTCGCAGCTTCTCGATCTCCTTGCGGGCCGCTTCCGGGTCCGCCCACGGGTCGACCGTCGTGCCCTCCTGGGGCTCGGTCGGTCGGGTCTCGTCCGGCTCGACGCCGGTCGCGGGCTCGGACACTGCTGCGGCCTCGACCGGCTCCGGAACGGAGGCAGGCGTCGGCTCGATGGGGGTGCTCATGGGGAGGGCCCTCCTGGGGCGGACATGCGAAAGCCCGCCACCTGGGCGGGCCGTGGGAATACGCCGCGCTCGCGCGCGGCGGGTCTATGGGGTGCGGCGTCGGGGCCTGTCGCCGAAGTCCTCGGGTGTGGGCAGGCGGCCCTCGTCGATCGCACGCATCGCGATCCTGAAGCGGCGCAGTTGGTCGGGCGGGTCCGAGGCCGCGTACTCGTAGTAGATGCGGTCCCACTCGGTCGCCTCGGGCGACAACGTGAACGTGTCGCCCCGCAGGACCGGCATCGCCACACAGGCGCAGTTGTTGTGGTACTTGAAGAGGCCGCCGCCTTCGAACGAGTCGTTCGCGTCCGTACCGGCGGTGCCCCTCGACCTGTAGACGGCGCCGCGTGACGCCATCAACCTGCAGAAAGAGCAGGCGTCGGGGGCGGCCGAGCGGTACCAGCCGCGCGCGTCCGGGTCCTGCTCGACCGTCTCCACGATGGTGCGGCGGGCCGTGTCCAGGACCAGACGCCCCGTGACGACCTCGGCGCGCTCCCCCGCGCGGGCCAGCAGGCGTTCGGCGAGGTCGGCCGAGAACGCCCGTCGTTGCCCTGCGGGGAGTTCGGACGGCGCCCGGGGCGGCGCCCAGACGTCGTGGGCCGCCCACCGCAGCGACGCCTCGACCTGCTCCGCCGGTGGTCCGTCGGCCAGGTCCGGACGGAACGGCGACCGGATGCCGGCCTCGTCCCGTTCCGCCTCGTAGGCGCGGGCGGCGAGTTCGGCAGCGACCTGCGCGTAGCGGTCCACGATCGCGGTGACGTCGTCGATCCACGGCTGCGCCGAGGACGGCCGCGACGTGTTGAGGGTGCGCATGCGAGCGCGCACGTCACGGATCAGCAGGCGCAGCATGCCGCGCTGTTGGGTGCGCATCCGGCGCGCGCCCGCCGATCGGTCACTGATCCGCCGGGCCATCGACCACTCCGGGCCCACCCGCCGGCGGGGCCGGCGGCAACTCCTGGCCGAGTTGCTCGAGGAGCAGCGTCGCGCCGCGCCGGCGACGGTCCGCCCGCACCCGCTTCCGCTGGGACTCCGTGAGGCCGACCATTTCCAGGACGACGTCCGAGTCGGGCGACAGGATGCCCGCGCCCACCAGCTTGACGGCGGCGTCCGTGGACGCGGCGACCGTCGGTGTCGCGGGGTTGCGCCACACCGTTTCGATGCGGCGCGCCTTGTCCGGCGGCTCGCCGTCGCGGATCCACAGCGCCAGGCGCATCGCCTGTGCCCAGACCCGGCCGAAGCGTCGGATCCGGCGTTCGGCCTTTTTGACGAGCATGGATTCGGCGCTGCGGATGGCGTCGGCGGAAGCCGGGTTGTCGCTGGTGTAGCCGAGCATGTGCGGCGGAAGGCCGAGTTGGGTGGCCATGATCCGCGCGTACAAGTCGATGATCTTGGTCTGGCCGGAAGGGTCGTGGGCCGAGAACTGGCCGACCTCGGGGATGTTGCCGTCCTCGTCCCGCTCCAATGCGAGCATGCGGCCGATGTACGTCTCCCACGCCGACACCGGAGTGCCGTCGGCCTGCTGGAACGCCTCCTCGGAGCTGCCCAGGATGTATCGCTGCGGCGCCCCGAAGAACTCGGCCGCGACCTCGATGCCCAGCAGTCGTCGGCACGCAGCGTCGGTGATCGACATGACGTCGGAGGTGATCTCCGATTTCCCGACCCGGTCGGCGGTGCGTTGCCGGTTCGCCAGGCGCAGCACCGGGAGCATCCCCAGGCCGTGGTCGTCACGGTCGACGATCTCGAAGCCCGTCGACGTCTCGACCGTGTAGATCGTCGACATCGGAGTCATCAGGACCGACAGGTGCTCGCCGTCCTGCTCGCACTCCCGCAACGCGAACTGGCCCAGCCGCAGCCGCGCGTCCCACAGCATCGTCATGTCCAACGGCGACTCGACACTGACCAGCGGCGGACAGTCCGAACACACCATGCCGCCGCACTCGCACGACGACCCGCCGACGAGATACTCACGCCCGTAGATCAACGCGTCCGTGTGTGCCAGGCTCGCCTCATCGAAGATGTCGTTGTACTCGGCGATCTCCTCCAGCTCGGAC